CGAGCATCAACACTTCTTCCGTCAGGGAGATCCACCATAACAGATGGAAATGCTTTATCCTTGCCCCACTCTTCAATGCTAAGAGGCTTTGTCCCTTCCATTGCAGCTTTGATGCCCTCAGCAGCACCAGTAGCCTCTGCTGTCTTGGCTGTAACCTGCGTAGGCTGTGCAGCCTGTGCAGCCGGTCCTACCTGAGTTGTTCCTGCTTCAGCGGCTGTGCCAGCACCACCAACGCCAGCAATGGTCTGCTCAGGAGTGATGGCTGTTCTTGCAGCAGTGACAGCAGCAGGTGCTCCTGGTTGAGGAACACCGGCTCTTCCTTGTTCTTCAGCGAAGGTGACATCTCCACCACCTGTGACAGCGCCTGCTGTTGGTCCTGGTGTTTGTGTTGCAGACTGTTGTGCCCTACCTGCTTCAAGTTCCTGCATAGTAGGATTGGTAGCCATCTGCATCGCTTCAGGACTGAGAGTGACACCACCATCAGCATATTTAACAACACCCCCCTTAGCCATTCTCTGAGCAAACTTATCAGAGACAGAGTTATATCTCATCATCAACGCAGGGCTACTCTGTAGAAACTCATCAAAGCCCTGCATAGGGCCTTCATAGCCCAGCTTACGAGCCAAGATTTCACGCTGCTTAGATGTAAAGGAAGTGTTCATATTTATCCTATTCACTTAGAAACAAAGCTCTTTCTGCCTGTCTGCGTCGTACAAGACCAGGAAGCACCTTCCCTGCCGCTTTAGTCCACGACATGAAAGCATCAGCAGCTTTTTCAAAGTCTCCTCTATTGATAGCCATACGCATACCAGAGCGTTGGAAATTACCTAGCCCTGCATTGAACGCAAAAGAGACACAAGCATCAAATGCTCCTTGACGATCAGCAAGGCTAGGAGCAAGACGAAGTACCCCTCGCTCAAATACACTGAGATCTTTCTCAAAGAGACCATTAACTTCCTCCTTGCTCCATGTTCTATTATGTTCAGAACGCAGAGGATAGTCTTTTCTTAGTATCCCTGTGTAGCCATCTTTTGGAAGCATTGGAAGAGCGATCTGATCTTGATACAAGACATGCCCATATCCAATAGTCCAAATGTGAGCAGGACATAAATAAGGCTTGAGTCTGCACCCTTCAAACATGTGCATCAATTCTATACCTTTTTTGCTTGTTCTCATTTCTTAGAAAAAGCTTGTGTACCAAACCAGAAGGCAATGATGGACGACAGGATGATCATCTCGTCATCAGTGAATGCCTGCATCACAACTGTAGTAAAGTCAAGACCAGCAGACCAACCCCACAAAATGATAGCAAAGTTGATGATGACCAGTTCAATAACAAAGATGAGAGTAACCAAAGGACGAATGATGGCTCTGAGGTTGATAACCCAACGACTTGCTCCTTGACCAATGGCTACATCGTGTGCCAACAATGCTTTTTGATGATCAACAACAGTTTCATGTTCCCTGATTGAAGCATCTACTTTCTGCTGATCTAGTCGAATCTCTTCAACACGGGCTTGGGCTGAGTAGCCTCTTTCAAGCATCTGTAGCTCTTTATCATTCTGCATACGAGCAAGAGAAAGCTCATGCTTCTTATCAGATCTGTCTTGGAAAAAGTCTAGAAGTTTAGGAAGACCACCCATCAAGAAAGAAGCAATTGTTGACAAAAGGCTAATCATAGTTCTCCTCCCTGTGTAAACGAATAGATGACGCTTGAAATGACCCAGATGAGATAGGCCAGGAAAATGATGGATGCTCCAAGGAAAGTGTTGATAGCCATTTGCTTTCTCTTCTGCGATTGAAGAACCTGCATCCGTCTTCTCTTTGTTATTATCTTTTTTCTCTCCTCAATCATTTCCCTGTAAGCAGAAATACCGAATCGATACACTATCAACGTTCTAAGCTCGGTTTCTTGCTCTTCTATCTTCTTGCGTCTAATTAGAGCATCAAGAGCCTCTTGTTCAACAGAACTTTTATGCAACAGCTTCTTGAACAGAGAAGGATTGTTTGCTTCCTCATCAGCCTTGTTAATATCCGCACACGCATTGAACCATCTACCCAAACTTGAAGCAATGTCTTCAATTTCCTGTCCTATTTCAATACCTTTTTTGATGGCGTTGTAGGCAGCGGTTGCTGTGGCGAAGGCACTGATGGGATCAATCACGGCGTTTTATGTCTTTGTAGATTTGATAAAGCTTTTGTCCAATCATCAACACTGTGTAAATGAGTGTTGCCCACACCAAGATTTCAGACACTTGATAACCAGCTAGTGTTGCTAATGATACCGTCGCAGGAGGAGCCACCTTAGCAGCAATGACTGCACCAGACTCTGTAATTTGTTCTGCTGAAGACATACCTTCTCCTCAACGTCTATCATTAGTACCATACTCAATGGTAAGGTCTTTGAAGCTAAAATCTGTGTTAGCAACACTGCTCACGAACTTGATAGAAGCGTTGTTCCCGTTACCAATTAGAGTGGTTTCAAAATTGTTTCCTATGTTGTCTCCAATAATTCCCGCTGTATTTCCCATAGAAATGGTAGCAGGCTGAATGACATTAGATTCATTAAAGTCCAACAGAACAGAAGCTGTGAAATCAATGTTCCCTGTTTTTTCTGTAGATACCGATAGGTTGTACAACGTTTTTCTAGTCTTTGGATCATTGAACACAAAGAATGGTGTAGAGTAGGTCGCAACAATATTGCTCCCATCAAACGTATTGCCATAATCCATTTGATACACATATGGATCATAGCCGTTGCAGAAAACAACAAGACTATCAACTCTACCTTCTCCAGTAAAGTTGAGTCCTTGAAATCCATAGTGATAATGAGCCGCCCATACACTAAGGCTCAGCGTTTCAGACCATTCAATCTGGCCTTGCTTCTTCAATGTCCCGATCAGACCAATAGAAGCTGCTTCTGTACTATCTGCGTCATATCTAAATATTCTGTACTGAGCCTTCTCATTGATCGTGACACTGGTTTGAAGACTGTTAGTTGTATAGCTAGAAGTAGCCGTAGACAATAGAGTCTCTATTCTGTCTTGAATATTTTCTGTCAGAGAAGAAATGTTGAAGTCTCCAAGCTTTTCTGTTGCGCCAAGATATCTTAGACCATCTTTTGTTTGGAAAACAAGATCTCCACCTACTTCTTGGACAGAAAAAGCATTACTGCAACCGATATTTTCTGTGATTGGTTCTTGCTTAAAATCAACAACGCTACTACCAGCAAGACGATAAATTTTTGCTGTAGTAAATATGATTAGTTGGTCTCTAAAGGCTTTCAGTCCTGTCACTGTTCCGTCAAAAAACAGTACCCCAGCACCCAGTGCTGTATCATAGCTGTACACATCATACGGTACACTGAAGAAAACTTTGTTGTCCTTTGCTAAGAACAAATGATTTTTGTAGTAAGCGCAGTGCTCACACCCATCTAGTTCTGCATTGTTTATCAATAGACGATATCCCTTTAGCGGTTCAATAACCATAGGATACTCGCCAGTTGCAAAAACAATGTTCTGAATACCATCCTTAAAATATGTTGTGTATGTTGTTCTTTTTCCAATACCAAGATAATTGCGAACTTCACCTGAGTGATACCATGTAATAGAGGCATCATCAGCAGGAGAGGAAGTCAAAGACTGAGCAAGTGTTAGGGTTGATTGGGTTCCTACCAAATCTGTGCAAGACAATACTGAATAGACATCAGTGACTCCGCTGATATAGAAAGTGTCTCCAACAGTGGGCTTAAAAGAAAGACCATCAACAACAAGAGTTGTACCTGTCTGTCCTGCACCATTTACAAGGGTTGTTCCATTATGATAAAGAACATCACCAAATGCATTTCCACTATATGGATCTAAAGTATTGCTAAGAACAACCTGATATCCTCCTTCAGGTCTTACATAACAACGAGGAGGCTCAGCCGTAAGTACAGGATAAAACTTAGTTGATTGTACATAAGAAGACCCGCTCCCTGTATATCCTGTAATAGTAAGAACAGTTTTATCAGCTACGCTAGCAGTCAGAGCAGGGGTAAAATTTACTGTTGTTGATCTGCCTTGTATGTACCAGCTTCTAGAGGTTACTGTATAGTCTGTTGCTTGGCCTGCAATACGGAATGTCATATTGCTTTCGATCTGAAAAAACGGATCAGATACGACAATAGAAGTAACCCCAGCACTATATGCTTGCTTGACCAATACAGTCACAAATCGTGGGACAGGAGAGCTATTAATCTTCCTATATCCTTTTATTCTCCTATAGCCACCCTTTAGAGAACTCTCAAAATTGATAAGTTCCCGAGCGCTTCCAGGGGCCTGCATAGCTTGTTCAATTGGAGACATATTAGTGATTAGTCCACCATTGCAAGCTACAGGAAAAGATTCAATACGATCAGCCATGCTCAGCCCAGTCTAGGACCAGCAATGTATCTCATGCTGGTAGGAACATAAGTGGAAGACAGGTTCTCAAACCTGTTGATGAGGATTGTTCTCATTCTCTTCACACCTTCTTCAAACTTATTCTTTGCCAGCGCTGCTGCTTGCTCATTGCTTCTGAACATGTAAGCATGATAGGCAGCACCGTCAAGAATGACATGCTTAAACTGCTCAGGAATAAACGGAACATCAGTGGAGTTCTCCAAATCCACAGGAATCCGATAGTATTCATACACAATGGTGTAGGCTTCCTTGGGAGGAGGAGACACAACATATTCCAACGAAGGGGCATGGATGACAAATTCAGGAACATTCCTGATGCTGGTATCTGCTGTGTATTCTTGGTCTACATAGCGACGCAGATAGTCTTCATAGGTTAGCACTTGCAGACGACGGGTGTCGTTGCCAAAGGTGCTATTCTCCTTGATACGGAAACTGTCAAAGTCAATCTGAGCAGCATCAATAGGAAAAGCATAACGGCTTATACCAGCCGTCATCGTCTCTTCTGTTGTGACATGATTGAAGGGCCATTGCTGTTGGCTCTGATTGATGTCACGCAAAGAAGCATTGACAGCATCCTTACATTGAGCATACCAGCCCTTAGCAGAAGCAAACTGCCCCGATGTCAACTCCACTTCATTGAGTTTTCTATTGAGGGCGTTAACAAGCTCTAGGAAGTTGTAAGCCATATCAGTTTTCCTTGATGTTCAGCTTGATGACACGCTCAACAACACTGCCGCTACTGTCGGTGATTCGGCAATAGATTTTGTATTCCTTGTTCAATGTACCCAACCCTAGATTGATGGTGGCTACAGTGGTGGTATTGGTTTGAGAAACATTCTGCAAACCGTTGACAGAAACACCAGCACCAAAGGAGGTTTTAACGCCAGAAGCGTTATCAACAAACCAAGCAACAGAGGCAATAGTGACACCCGTGCCAAGCCATCTCGACCAGTCTACGCTGTAGTCGAGAGTTTCATCGGGGTCTTTGTTGGGCCATTTGTAAGACATAGCTATTCCTTAGCTGAGGTGTTATAGGGAGAAACAAGTTTCTTGTCAAGTAACAGCATAAGCTCGGCGCTGCTCTGGAGAAGTTGTTCTATCTGGAGAAATATAAACAGTACGCGGCTGTGCTGCAATGTATGTGATGCGTTCTTCTCGGGCACCCACATAAACAGTGCGTCGTCTTTCATAAAGGTCTTTGACAGCTTCGTAGTCAAACTGAGTTGTTGTAATAGAGACAGAGTTTAAGGAGCTTGTAAGAGCAAAACCAGTAGCTGAGGTGATAGCAGCGCCTTGAACAATGACTGACCCTAGCTCCAGGGTTCCATTGACGCCTGTGACGCTGAATAGAGCATTGCCAATGATGTTGACAGTGCCTACATCACCAACAACTTGGATACCTATTACAAGTTCGTTGACACCTGTATTGACAACAACAGAGCCTAGCGTAGTGGTGGCATCAACCCCCGTCACTGACACTGTCTTAGGTATGACAACCTGTACAGTTCCTAGTGACACTGTTCCTACAATACCAGAGACATTGAAGGAAGCATTGATAATGAAGGAAACGTCTCCTACAGTACCTGTTCCTACAACTCCGTTTGGTATATGAGACGCTGCTGCTGTGATGACAGCAGAGCCTACAGAGGCTGTGGCTGATACACCAGTGACGGGACTACTAGCGGATAAAACTACAACAACAGATCCGACAGAACCTACAGCAGCAGTGCCTGTGACATTTACAACAGCAGAACCTGTGGCTGTAACAGATCCTACAAAGGCTGTTGCAGAAACACCTGTTACAGAAAAATTAGCTGTAGTGTTGACAACAATAGAACCCACAGATGCTGTTGCAGAAATACCTGTGACATTAGCTGTAGCGCCAAAAACTACAGAAACATCTCCAATAGAACCAACAGCAGAAACTCCTGTAGAACTTACAGAGACCGGTAAAGCGACAACAACATTTCCTATAGAACCAACAGCCTGATTTCCTGAAACGTTTACATTGGCTACTGTCGTTACAGCAACACTTCCTACAGAACCTGTAGCGCTGACTCCAGAAACACTGATACTAACACCACCACCAGCAGGGGCAGAGAACAACCACCCAAGAGAACCATTGTTGGTTGAATTATTACCAGCGTACCAATCGCTCATTAGTAAGCCCTCACGCCTGTAACGACTAGATAGTCCACGCTAGCCGCCGTACCTGTGCCAGTGTGGACAAGCGTGCAAGGGCTAGACGAAGACGTTCCCTGGATGGTTAGAAGTCTTCCTGCCTCGCCTGCAGCAGTCCACTGGCTGACGCGCTGCGTCGTTGTGCCCATCGTGATGTTGGTGGCACCTGTGGCCTTGTAGGTGTTGGTGATGTCCTTGAACGTGTTGTTGCCGGTGATGGTCAACGTACCTGCACCACCTTGGTTCAGGGTGATCCCTGCATATGAGAAACCGTTACCGGCAAATGTTTTAGCAGATGCGGATGTAAAACTGATTGTGCCTGTTCCTGTAATGGTAAGGTTTGTGGATGAGGCAGCAGTAAATGCAGTAGCGCCAGAACCAGCAACTGTCCAAGTTCCCGACCCAAAAGCAATTGTTCTTAGTGTTGTACGGTTGGCAGTATTAATACCAGAAGAAGCTCCTGTCAAAGTTACATTATATCCATTTGCGTCAAAAGTACCAGCAGCAATTATTAGCACATTGCTGTTAGATTTATCTGCTATAAGTGCATCTTGCAATACAACCGAACCTCCAGGATTATTTATCCTAAATTCTTGAGTAAAAGTTTTTCCAGCACTTGTTATTTGTTGCACACTTCTCCCGGAAAAAGTTATAGTGCCAATACCAGACAAAATAGTACCTGTACCATTGATCCAATTACCATGTATTACTGGTGCATTTGTACTTGAACCAGTATTCAACGTCATCGTGTTGCTGGTACGGGCAGACATATTAATCGTTCCAATGTTGTAGGACTGGTTTATCGTAATTGTTGCGCCGCTGCTCAGACCCGTAGCCTGGAATACTGCCGTGTCCTGTGCTAGAGGGAAGTTGTTTACCGCAGGCGTGCCCCCTGCAGTTGCCGCCCAACCTGTGGCAGACCAGTTGCCGCCAGCAGCAAGGTTCCAGTAGCGTGTTGTAGCTGCTGTAAACGTGATGCCACTGTTGCCCTTGCAGTCTCCAATCCGCGTACCAGAGGCAGGAGCAGCAGCACCAGCGATGGTGATGTCGCGGAAGTCCACATCGGTCATGCTCACAGCAGCGGCGGTGATGGTGCGGGTGGTGCCAATGGTGTCGCTGCGGCAGAAATGCCGCATGGTGGCGTCAGTGCCTGCGGAAAAGGTGAGCGTGCCTGTGACGGTTTGGTTGTCAGCAAGGGGGATGTCCTTCAAGCCGGCAGAGGTGATGCCGGTGAAGGACAGGTTGTTGAAGCTGTTGGAGCCGTTGATGGTGACGGTTCCTGCGCTGGTGCTGGTGAAGGCTACGTTGTAGAAGGTTTGGTTGTTGCCCTGAAGGTTTGATAGCGGTCCGGTAAGATTTATTTGAGAAGTACCTGCGGTGCAAGTTAAATTTGCCCTGTTTGTTTCGGATGTGCCAAACAAAATTCCGTTTGATCCCCCCAAAGAAGTTGTACCAGATCCAAAGTTTATAGTTCTAGAGTTTCCATTGTCTGAACTTATTTGTTGGGCCGTGAAATTATAGGTGGACAGATTGAATGATCCATTGGTTAGTGTAAATGGACCGCCGCTTCCGGAAGTTAAATCGGCCGCACTTCCAAGTGTCCAAGAACAATCCACCCCGTTGACCGTAAGGCTAGAGCCAAGCTGAACACCGTTCGTCGTAAACGTCAGCCCAGTGGAGTTGCTGGAAAGCGTAATGTCTCCGGTATACGTCAGCGTCAATCCCGTCGCAGGCAGCGTCACGTTGCCGTGGATACCGTCCATCGCAACCGTTCCGGCTAGTGTCACATTCCCCACAAGCGGGCCCGCAATGGTCAGCGACTTCATCCTGATGCCGCCTGTGACAGCGTCCACCGTAGCCGTATAGGCGATAGCGTTGGATGCAGAGTTGAAGATCACATCGTCGTGGCTGCGTGGAACCGCCGCCCCAGAGGCCCCTCCAGACGTTGTAGACCAGCGAGCTGTGTCTGACCAGTTGCCTGTGCCACCAACCCAGTAGCGCGTGCTGTCAGCAGGCTTGGCCGTGCGGTAGACAGGCGCCCCTGCAGTGCCAGTGCTGTTGGCTCCAGCGTAGAACTCGCCAGGGCTGGTGGCAGCAAATCCAATGGAGCCCATAGCAAGGTAATCAATGCCGCTGGTGCAGGCGCCTGCGATGACGTGGGAGGTTCCAGTGCCGGTCAGGGTGACGACGTTGCCTGCAGTGCCTGTCACCGTCCATTTGCCGAAGGTCTGGGTTGTTGTGCCAAGGTCAATGGTAAATGCAATTGTTTTGGTTGAAGCAAATTCTGTAAATTGGTTGTTGCCGGTGAACGTAGTAGTATTTGTTTGTGCGCCAGCAAATGTAAATTTATTATAGGATAGACCGCCACCAGCAAATGTTCGAGTATTGCTATTGTTATTGCCTTGGATAATATTGGCGGTACCTTTGTAAAAAGTAAGATTTGTAGTTGTTGTGGCATCCCAATGAACAATATTGTTAGTGGAACTGCTAAGAGACCATGTTCCAGATCCCATCTTAAGAGTTCTAGGTGTACTGCCAGAAATATTAACACTACCTACACTTACATTATAAGATACTGCGTCAAATGTTCCTGATGTAAGAACAAAGTTACGGGCAGAGTTTGTTCCAATAGCATCTGCAAGCTGCACTATTCCAGTGACGGAATCAATCGTTATGTTGCAGTTAAAGTTTTTGCCAGAGCTTGTTATTGTTTGTGTGCCGCGCTTTGAAAATGTAACTGTCCCTGTAACAAGGGCTTGTGATACACCTGTTCCAAACTTCCAATCTCCATAAACTGTTGATATAGCTGTTCCTGCGGACCAGTTCCAAGCAGTAGTGCGTGCTGATGCATCAAACGTGCCAATATTCCAAGCGGCATCAATGGTCAATGCGCCAGTTGTAGGAGCAACACCAGTATTATCAATAACTGCCGTGTCTTGTGCTAGAGGAAAATTGTTGATGGCAGGGGTTCCCCCAGACGATGTTGCCCAGCCCGTTGCAGACCAGTTTTGTGATCCCGCTCCCCCAAGGTTCCAGTACACCGTCTTGCCAGCAGGGAAGGTGATGCCGCTGTTTCCTCCACAGTCGCCTGCACGGGTCGGAGAAGAGCCTGCAGCAGCCCCTGTGATGGCGATGTCTCTGAAGTCGCAGTCGGTGGCGCTGAGCGTGCCTACGCTGAGCGTGCGTTGAGTGCCAAGGGTGTCAGAACGGACGAAGATGCGACGGACTGCAGTTGCTCCGGCGACGGTGAGGGTGCCGGTGATGGTTTGGTTGGCGTTGAAGGTGCAGCCCATCAGACCGGCTGCGGCCGGAGCGGTCAGGGTAAAGTTGTTGAAAGTGTTGGCGTTTATTACAA